TAAAGCTTTTTTTTATCTTTTTTTAAGTTATCAACTGTTTTTTTATGTCGTGTTATATTTGCTATAGATATGAAAGTTTTGAAAGGTTAACAATTCTTTTGTCATTACCCAATCTTTTACCCAATAAGATTTATCTTCTCCTAATGCTTTTAGTAATGGATAATCATTTCCACCCGCTTCACATCTATCCCCAAAAAAACGAACAAAGTCTATATCTTCTCTAAAATCTCTTAGTATCTGACTCTTATCGCATCCAACAGGGTGTATGTCTACTCCTGTTTCTCCTGCGACAGTACAAGTAATATCTTCGAAATTTAAATTAATTTCTTCTGCTATCATTCGCCTTTCTTCAAACTTAACATCATATTCATAATATTTCTTTCGTTGTTCTAAATCAGCATTTCTACCTACAATAGAGAAGTTGACCATACCTGGCCTATCTTCTATATGATTACCTAATTTAGTTGGATAAGGACTTTTTGATAACCAATTCTCTAGAAATTCATACAACTCATCTTGTGGACACCAATGGTTCTTATGTATATTTTTGCCTTTTTCATACACATCACTACCCGAACAATTATAACTCTTTCGTACAGCAAACATAATATCTTCGCCTAATTGTTCTAGTGTTTTTGGATAATCAGAACCTGTTACGATGTAAACTTCATTATGTTTACAAAAGTCTAAAAACCAATCTTTAAATTCAGGCATGATTGGTTGTCTACTTGGGGTAAGAGTACCGTCAACGTCAAATATATATTTCATTGTCCACCATTATTTTAAATGTTTAGAATGTATTTTACATCCAATAAATTCATTATAGTAATCTTCAGATAATAGAACATCATTATCAAATTGTAATTTAGCTTCATAGTAAGACATTGTACCTTTAGTCTTACATAACTTTAAGATTTCTCTTTTATAATTATCTTTACCTTTAGTTTCTATTGATTCGATTAGATGGTTACTGGAACCATAGTAATCTCTCCAATTAGAATCTACACGTGTTTTTATTTTACGTTTTCTTGATTTATTTTTTGGAAGTATCTTAGGTTTCCAAAAGTTCTTTTTACCAATGTACTTCTTATTAGTATCTAACTCGGTAATTAGATATACAAATCCTTGATAATCTTCTGGTGTATCGTCAAATGTTTCATTATCATAGTACCACATAAAGTTATTTATCCCAACAATGTTCTCTTAATTTATTTCTAAATACTTTATAATCTTCTTCTGTTTCTACTTTACCTATATTAGTTACAGTATCTATTCTTTTATTATAGTATATATTATTATCTTTATCTAGTGCTAAGACCTTACCAGACCCTATACAATTTTCACCCCAAGCTGTTTGTAATCTTTTTCTATTGGGTGGTAATGGTTTTCCAGATGGTATTAACTGTATCAATTGATTCGTTGCTGTCCATGTATCTGGACCGTATCCTAATGTAGGAAGACCCATTCCTGCGGCAAAGTAATACGAACTTCCTGAATAAGATAATAGTAAACTAGAATTAACCATAGTATCGAATAATTCTTTTATTGGAGTTTTATAACTAACTAGTTTATAGTTTATTTGGAATTTTTCTAATTCATTAATTATATTATAATATGGTTTATCTATTGTAGAATAGCTATAGGAAGTAATTGGATTATTTAATAGTTCATCGACTGCTTGAACAACAACATAATCTTTAGCATTTTCTTTCTTCCATTGTTTCTTAAAAGGCCATATAAAATAATTGCCGTATGGAGTGGTAAATTTCTTTTCTGGTAAACCGATATCTTCTTCATAGAAACTTATAATTATACCTTTTTTAGGTGGTACAAAGTTATTACATAGAAATTGATATCTATCTACATTTGTTTCGGTGTCTTCTTCTTTGAATTTTTTATTTTCTGATATGATACAAGCTCGATAAGGCTCATCTAGGTAATTGTCATTCTGTAAATCTTGTGCTTGAAAGAACATAAGACCGAATGCAGAATTCATAGTACAATATCCATGACCATGAACATGAGTAAATCTAAAGGTATGGGATTTACCTAATTCTGCATTACTTCCATCATCTTCACACCCTATATATAAGGTATTAATAAGTTCCATTTTATTCTTCGGCTTCTTTATCCACGTAAAGAATCATGTCTTCATCACTTTCTACTTTATCAACTTCAGATCTACGTCCACAATGGGGACAAAATTCTGGATAATCATATGAGTGTACAAAACTTTCATTTCCACATTCTTCACACTTAACTTCATATTCTTCCATCAGTATCTTCCTTTATTCGAAACAATATCTGTTGTTTTCTTTCGTTAGTCGCACGCAACCATTCTGTTATTTCTTCTTTTTTTCTACCACACCCAATACATACATTGTCATTATTCAATTCACATATCTGTCGGCATGGCGAAGCAATCCTAGAAATCGATTTCACAAGCACCACCAGCACAAGCCGCTGCAGCCAAAGTATCTACATCAGTATATATCTTTTGTGTTACATCTTCTAACCAGTTAATCTGATTTAAATTTGCTTGTATCTTATTCCATTTATGAAGTAGATATGCATCCTTTAAACAATACTCTGCTTTCTTAATATCATTGTTTGTATAGTTCTCAGCGAACTGAAGGAATCGTCTAACCCAATCTTTCTTTAACGCATTAGCACTTGATTCTACCGATATATCCTCGCCAAATCCTTGAGCAGTAGTACAAGCATCCCACAGGTTTTTATAGCACTTTAACGCATCCACAACCATGCCTGAAGCGAAGATTGCTGCATTACCATACTTAGTAACCATTTGTTTTGCGTTTATCACCGCCGTGTTAGGTGCTTGGTTGAAATCTTTATCACCCGTTGCGGCAAGGAATGATATGCCTGCAAAAGCATTTCTATTCTTATAAACATACTTCTCTACTTCATCCCAATCATCTACAATAATAGTATTAGAAACATTATGTCGTATTCCTTTATCAGCACATAAATTTATATTAGTGCCACTATTTACCCATGCTCTCTGTGCTGTTTTAACTAAATCTAAATGTTTCACACCCATTAAATTATCTTTAAAGTATGAACCTTTCTTTGGTATGATAGGAAAGGATATAACAACATCAGTTCCACCAGCAGACCAAACAGATTCTTCAACCATATATGGATTTGCTTTTACTATAGCTTGAGTTATTTCTGACTCTTTATTCATTTGTATATTACGAATATAGAGAGGAGAATGTTCTGCATGAATACCACTTGCAGTTTGTAGTAGTACAGAAGCATTACCACTTGGTTTAACACAAGTCGTTCTTGCGGCTTGATTAATACCAATAACTTTTGCGACTTCTTTGTTTGTTGCTTTAACTATCTCTGCACCTTTTTTGAGTACCTTTTCATCAAAAAGAATTTCTGGATTATTCATCCAGCCAGTGATAGAAACTCCTAGTAAGGCTTCTCTATCAAATATCTTTTTAGTTGTTTCTGAGAGGAAATTAAAGTTGGTGTACCCTGCTTGTAGGGTACCGAGGATAGATGCGGCACGACATGCCAGATAAAAATCTTCCTCGGTATTGCACATGCCTCCATTGATTTCAGTTAAGTTACAACCTTGCCAACCTGACTTACCATCTATCTGTGGAAACATTCCTATCTCTACACATGGGTTAGTTGTATGTTCAGTTGATTCAACGAAGACAAATCCTGGTTCACCGAATTGTTTTACAGAGTTCATAATATGACCAAATTGCTCTGGTGATGTATTATCTCTAACAATTACAGCTGAATTATTTGACCTACCTCTTTGAGGATTATCCATAAACCAATTACCTGTTTTAGCATTCATCATTTCATCGTCATCAGGTGAGAATAAACATATCGTAGCAGACCTACGAACACCCCCTGATAATACTGCATCTGCTGAATGCATAGTTATGTCATAAACATTAATTGGTTTTAAAGAAATATGGTCTTTTGAATTAAGTACAATACCTTGAAGAAGATATTCTATTCTATCTAATGCTCTTCGCAAACCATCAGGACCTGGTGCTTTAAATCCACCTGATATTTTTGAACCCTTAGGTCTAATTTGCGTCAAGTCAAAGAAAACTCTACGTCCTTCGAAGTCAGGGTATTTTCCACCCCCAACTAAAAATGAAGACATCAATACGTCCAATGCTGAAGCCCAGCCTTGTATTGAATCTTCTACTATATAACCTTTTGCTTGTTTTGTTCTTGATTGTATCTTTGGTAATTTAGCAACATGATGTTTCTGTACTGAAAACCCTGCTCCTGCTCCACATAATAATATGTAGAATACTTCACCAAAGAATTCTGGTCTATCAACATAAGTAGATGTACAATTATACATCTTCATTTCATGTTTTAAAAGTTGGTTGCCACCGAATTGTAATGCTCTCTGAGCACCTAAAACTCTTTTTTGTTTATATGATTTTCTTGCTTCTTCTATATAATGAGCAAGATTATTATTTTGTTCAATATAATAATTCGTATGCATTTCCATGACCCTGTCAACTGCTTCGTCCCAAGTTTCATATCTATTTTCATCATCTTTATATCTTGAATAACCTTCGTAGAATTTCGTTTGAGACAAAAATTCTCTCGTGTCAACAGCTGTTGCCATGCTTAATACCCTTTATTTTTCTGTTCTTGAATTATAACTATATTATATATAGTTTTTTAGATTTAGTAAATACCTTTTATTTACTTTTATTCAAATTCATGTTTTTTATTATCTTTATCTTCTAAATAATGTATTCTAAGTTCTAGGTCATCTATTTTCTTAGTTATCTTAGGGTACTTTTTTCTCCATGCATTTTCTGGTTGTTCTAACCAAGTAAGACCCCATCTCTCAACAAGGAAGTCCATTGTTAAATCAACCTTCGCATAAAACCAAAGACCTATTCTTGTGGTCTTCATATAAGTGATAAAGATTACACCGAATATTGAACCAGCGATCGCTGTATAAATCCAGAGTGTATCCGAAAACATTCTACCTATCATATCTTCTCCTCGTTTTGTTGGGGAAATTAAAAATCTATATACTTAACTGTACCATTATCTACTAGTATTTTTCTATTTGCCATATGTGCGGCTTGTGTATCTTCTTTACTACCACCCATATATGGAACACAATGACTTTCTTCAATCATAATTTCTGTTACTAGTCTGCCATCACTTGCAATAAAGTCACCTAAAACTCTACCAAACTTACCCTTCATATCTTCACCTTTTTTAGATACTTGAGTTTTTAGAATGCCTGTTTCCCCTAGTAATTGTTCTAGACGATACTTAGCGGCTTTTCCAAACAGTTTTTCTACAGGGTCACTAGTACGAGATTCAGGAGTATCAATACCCATGACACGAACACGTTCATTTTTCATCCATACACCAAATCCTAAATCGATATCAACATCAACTGTATCACCATCAACCACTTTTATAATATTACATTTGTATTCATACATTACCTACTTCTCCCTTGACCATTATACTTTTTAAAATTTAATCTTTTACTTTTATTCATGGTGCTTGTAATAGGTCTTCTACCGATAGAGGTACCTTTTTTAACATGATTTATAGTACTAACATCTTTTTTTACTGCCATATTAATCCTCTTTAATTGTATACTTTATATAGTTAAGCATTCCATGGTCTAATACTGGGTCTAATATACCAGACTTATATCCTCTAAATCTATCTTTGATTCTTTGCCAAGGTGTCATCTTTCTTATTTTCCCATAGTGGTTTATATATACAAGTTGTCCGTGATGTTTATAACCCATAAACCTTAAAGGTACTCTTGTAACCACATCATTGTTATTTACAAATCTAAAATGTGCTACGTTTAAATTTTTAACAAATGAACGTGTTCCTACTCTCGGAGAACCATATGTATAAAGTATAAATGCTTGATGTTGTAATCTAGAAGCACATAGTGTTGCCATAGCCGCACCCAGTGAATGTCCACAAATGAATAGTTTATAGTTTGGATATTTATCAACCGTCTTTACTACAGAAGGCCATATTTTATCAATCTCGCCTCTAAAACCAGAATGTACCCAACCATCTCCTCTAACACTTCTTCGAGGCCACGCATTTAAATCAGCAAGTAAATCACTAAGTTCATCAGGTTCTGTTCCTCTAAAACAAATAGCGAGTTCATTTAGTTTAGTATTTTTAACGATATGACATTGAGCCCCATCACTTTCAATAAACAAATGCCAATCATAACCCAGTTTTTTAAAATGTGGTTTGGATTCTTTATCATCTAGATAAGCAATTTGTGCTAGATTTGCATAATGATTTGCTCTCTCTATATTTAATACTGCATGCTTTTTCATTGTTCTGTCTCTGGTATAGGTTTATTCACTACAGCCCCTTCATAATATATTATAACTTCATCTTGTTGATTTATAAAACGTCTAAGGTCTGCCATATTCAGTGCTAGGTTTTCATAATCCCTCATACTTAAAACAACGAATGCAAGTTCACCATATTGTTCTTCGAACTCTAAGACAAATTCATCTAAGTTATCTTTATTAACAACTCTAACACGAGTATCAATTAATTGTAATGGTTTCGGTCGGTTCACTAAGGGTATCTGTATTCTCTCCAACTTCACCACTGTTTTGATTTCCCTCTCCGGCATTCTCCAACCGGAGCAACCAGTCAGGTAAAGGATAAGAGGTACTATTACCAGTATCTTCCATAAACCCCCTCCAAAGTTTCGCTGTTGCGCCATTCATTTTTCCTTCCAATACTTCAGCATCTTTAAGAGCCTCAACTACTAGGTTTATTCTACTTAGTTTACCTCTAAGTTCATCACCATAAGCTTCAGCTTTTATCAACTGCGATTGTAATGCATTATTTAAATCTGACATCTTTGCAACGTCAGCTTGAATCATTGCTAAACTATCATTAGCAATATCAACTGCGACTTCTAATTGAGCATTGTTCTCTCTTAATGTAGCAATTGTTGCTTGTGTTGAATCATAATAGTATTTGGCACTATAACCTACAGCACCTAATATACCTATTATAATAATAAACAAATAAATTTTAATCATCCTTTTTAACCTCTAAAGGTTCATGACTATATCCCATCTTCTTCATTCTTAGATGGTCATCCATAGTCTTTGCTTCGTAACCTTTACCAGTCTTTGGGTCATACATCATATGAGTTTTAAACTCTTCTTCCTTTTCTTCTTCAAGACCTGGAGTATGCAATTTTAAATATTCTTTAAAACGTTTTAATACATCTGGTCTTTTTTTCTTTCTTCTATCCATCACATTAGTATTTGTAAATTTAGGCCCCATAGCTGTATCAGCTGGATTGGGAATAGAAGAAGTATTTGTAGCAGGGGCTTCTTCGTTTTGTTTTTTTGTCATCGACTAATTTCCTTTAGAGTTATATATAATTTTTGATTTGTATTCATATGTGTAGCTTCATATACATCTAATCCAAACATATCTCCAACAGGATACGAATCCATATGTACTCTAATCTTATCACTCTTTCTAACTAATTCTTCACATGTACTGTTTACTATACTACTATTGAGCATCTTATAAACACCTGGAGTTAACATTTTATCTTTAGATACAAACCATTCTGTATTTTCACTCAAGAAATCCAAAGATTCTATGTTATATTTTTTAAGTATTTTATTAATGTCTTTTTCATTAACACCATAGTTTTCTTTTATTAAGAATAAACCTGCGGCTAGATTACCTATTAATCTATCTCCACCCGTTACTTTACTTATAAGTTTCTTTATATTAACTACTATTCGTATGAAGTAAGTATACGCATCTTTCTTTGCAGGAGAATCTAGTTTAACATCTCTGTCTCTTTTACCCTTCTCATCAATAATACCAAGTTCAAATGCTTTCATCTTTATAAAAGGTGTAGTCAATAACTTTAAAAATCTAAGGGTGTAAGCAAAATCTGCGGCTCTTTTAAGTAGGCTCATTGTTTTTTCCTATTGACATTTAATCTATTTATATAGTTCTTAATATGTCAGCTATTTTCTTATCTATTGAGATGTCAACATAATCATCTTCTTTAATATACTTTAAAAATAAAAGAAATGGTTTGATTACTCTCCAATGTTTATTAGAAATTTTTAGTTCAAGCATAGTTAACATTGGTTTAATACCAAATACATTTGAAATAATTATTAGATGGTTGAGAATTAGTCTATAGGCGAGTTTGTCTTGTTCAAGGTATCTGTTAGATAACCTTTTTAAATATATAAACCTATTGAAGTCTTCATAAAATTCTTCTATGTCAAGTAGAGTAGGGTTATAATAGTTCTTTGCGGCATAAAGAAATAAATTTTCTTCGGTAAGTTTATCAATCATAATAATAATAGTTCCTTATAGACTGTATTTATCTAACAGAATGTAACTCAATTAACTCAATTAATACCTGCTTTGTATTATGTTCGTCTTGATGAAACCCTAGTTGGAATGCCAGTTCGGCTAGTTCATCACGAGTCATTTCATTTAAAGACCTATTATTAGGTGGTGATTCATTCAATTGCTTCATTATATTAACCTATTATTTCTTTTACTTCTTCTAATAAAACTGTTTTACTTTTTCTTCTATCAAGTTCAACACCATGTTCTCTAGCAAGTGTTTCTAATCCTTTTTTAGATAAAGAATTAATATTAACTTTAGCTGTTCTACCTGGTGCTATGTCTTGTTCAACTTCTACTACTTTTTCTATTTCTTTAACAGCTTTTTCTTCTGCTATACCCATATATTCATTTATATCATCTTGACTTATTTTACGAGCAACTAATATCTCACGACTTCTTGGGTCTCTCCAACCAATTAGGGTTGGTATAGCATCTTTTTTATAATTCGGGGGTCTAATCATTATCATTTACCTTTATTTTAACACATCGTTATAAGCATCAATCATTTTTTTAAAACTTTGCGTTGGAGTTACAAATGGTTCTGCCATTTCACCAGTGTCTTCTTTTACAGGAGTACCGGCTTTAACTATCTTAGCATCACCTTGTGGATTATCATTACCTCTAGGTTTTTTACTTGGACCTGCTCTACCTGCCTTTGAAACATCATCATGACCTTTTTCTTCAGTATCATCTACTTCAGCTACATGGTCATCATTTTTCTTCTTAGCACGTGCAGGAGGTAATGTATCATCTTCAGCTTCAGCTGGAGTTCCTGAATCGTTAGGTTGTTTGGCTTCAGTTCGTAATACACCTAATAATTTTTCTCTTATTTTACTAATTGCACTTTCTTTAGCTTCTAGTTTCTTATTACCTTTTTGTGATAACTTAGGATTCATTTCTACTTCTGCTTCATCGTCTTCAATGCCTTTGTCAGCAGGTGCTTTTACTTTTTTCTTTTTACTAGTTGTATCTACTTCTTCTTCATCATCGCCTTCGGCTTCTTTAACATAATCTTCTACTTTGTATTTTTTACCAGCAACAACAAAGGTTGTATCTCCATTTTTCTTGGCGGCAGTAAGTGCACCAGTAAAAGCATTACCGTCAGTTATTGATTTACCAATTGCTTTACGTCTTTTATGTAGATATTCATCTGATGAATCAGTATCACCATCATTATCTAAGTCTTTATCTTTTCTATCAGCAAACTTTTTCTTAGCGGCTTTAGGGTCTACTTTGTCGATTCCTTCGCCATCATCAGATTTATCATTTGATGCATCCTCTTTCTTTGTTTTTTCGTCTAGAACTTTTTTCATTTCTTCTAGAGCTTCGGTCATTGATTTAATACCCATTTAACTATATCCTTTTTATATGGTTTATTTTGTTGTTACATCCAAATATTTGTTGCTACTGCTCCTGCTGCGGCGACAACAGCTACCCAAAATAGTTTTTGCATGAAACAAACTGCTCTATTCATCACTAAAACTATGCGTTCTATTTCGTCTATTTTAACTGAAAGCTTATTAATTCTTTCATATTGTTTATCATGGTCTGCAGATAATGTTGTTATTTTTTCTTCTGCTCTTGCTAGGGATACCATTGCATCTGCTAGTTTATCTAATTTATCTTCTATTCTCATAAGTCGATTGTTAGTGGTCTCGGGCATCTGCAAGTTCTCCATTTAATTTATACGTTTATTTATAATACTTTAGTTTCCGATAGTATTAATAATTTTCTAATATGTTTTCATACTCTGGGCATTTCGGCCCGTCAAGAGCCAATCTTTCTTCTACTGTACATGGCTCAACAACTAAACTCATATAATCATCAAAAAAATCTTCCATTACTCTACGTTCGTTATATACTCTGAATGATATAAAAGCTGATGCAAGTATAATAACCGATAAAACTATAATTGCTAATAATTTCCAACTTACGGCAACTCTCTTCTTAATCATGATTTTACTATCCTTAGTATCCTTAGAATTGCTTTTACTTTTAACTTAATCATTAACCAAGTAAATTTTAACATTAGTATCTTAGCTTTTGCTATCCATACTACTAGTTTCCATATTCTCTTCATATCTTATTTCTCCTAAACTACTGGTTTATATATAGTTATTAATTCTTCTTTACCTTTAACGTTAATTTTATCTACTTCTATAGACTTAATAGTCTTTAGTTGTTTCATAGTGTAACTAGAATATAATGTTGGACAGTCTTTAAATTTACCTCTGCCCGCAGTTGCTTCTAATCTTGCGGCTAGGTTTACCGCATCACCTATAACTGAAAAATCAAAACGAATAGAACTCCCCATATTACCTATGATTGCTGTACCAGTGTTTACACCTGTACCGACATTAATATCAGGAAGCCCTCTTTCTTTATATAATGCCCTTAGTTCTTTCGTCTTAGCTTCTATTTCCATAGCACTTTTAACTGCCATCTCTGCATGATTATCCATATCAATAGGCGCATTAAATACTGCCATAATACAATCACCCATAAACTTATCAATCATTGCTCCATTGTTTAATAGAATCTTTGTCATATCATCAAGGAATTCATTTACTAGTTTAACTAATCCCTCGGGGTCATCTTTGTTCTTATAGAATTCTGATATAGGTGTAAATCCTATAATGTCCATAAATAGAAATGACATCTCTCGTCTATCTCCACCAAGCCTCAATTTACTTGGGTCTTTTTGTAAAGCCGCAACTTGTCTTGGATCTAGATAAGTTTCGAATTGTTTTCTTATTTGTTGTTTTAATCTAAACTCTAA